GCTGAATAGGCTGTTGGCATTGCTGGCGGTGCTGAATAGTCCGCCCGCGCCGCCCTGCCCTTCCCCAAAAATCCCGCCCGTCGCCCCAAAACTGGCTCCGATGTTGATGATCCAGCGCTTGACGGTCATCTGGTAGAGCATGTCAAGCAGGGCCGCTTTCAGCGTCTGCCCCAGCCGCTTGAAGGTGCCGGCGCCGTCCTCGAAGATGTTGACGAAGACGTCATGAGCGGTGCGGTCGATGCTGGTCCAGGTGTCCGTCATCTCCTGCTGCGCGGCGACGTACTGCTCCTTGACGCCCTGATCTGACAACAGGCCGTTGCGCTCTTTCAGCAACCGAATTTCTTCTTCCAGTGCGGCCTGCTCGCGGGTGTTGGTGTAGCCGGTTTGCAGGCGCGCGAGCTGCTGCTCTTTCTCGGCGATGGTGGCGCGGTTCAGTTCGATGGTGCGCTGGCGAATCTGCTGGTTCGTCAGGCCCATGGTTGCGATTTGCTCGCGCAGGTCGGCATTGCTCTTGGCGATCCCGTCCACGCGGGTGGCTTCTTCCTTTGCTACGGCCTGGAGCGCGCTGCGGTAGGCGTCGATGGACGCATTGACCTGCTTTTGCGCGTCGGCCTGCGCCTTGGTTTCGGCGGCAATGACGGGTTGTTTTTCGAGCAGCTTCGCCTGCGCTTGCGTCAGCCCGTCAACGTCCAGCTTGCCGCGCTTGAACATGTCTCCCAGCTTCTCCCACTCCTTGTAAAAGTCGGGGCTCAGGCCGGCCATCTTGGCGAGCGCGGACAAGTCATCGGCCAACAGCTTTGCCGCCGCGCGCTGGGCCTTCATGCCTTCGGTGTTTTTCTCGGCGTACTTTTCGCGAATGCTGGCGATGCGCTGCTCCAATTCAGCCTGCTCAACGCCAGCCGCCGCCGCCTCGTTGGTGGCCTTGTCAATCTCGAGCTGCATGCGCGCGCGCTTGCTCAGGTACTGCTCGCCGGACTTGTCAAATTCAATGCGGGCTGCGAGCTGCTTGTTGCGCTCCGCCTCTGCCTCGGCACCACGGCGAAGCATGCGCTCTTGCTCTGCCAGCAATTCAATTTGCTTGCGCAACCCTTCATTGCCCTTTTCCCACGCTGCCCGCGTGCTGGGCATGTCGTTGATGGGCCCGCGCTGCATGCGTTGATCGAGCGTCTCGCGCAGGCTGGCGAGCTGGCTGGCGCCTGTTTCTGCGCGTCCGACATTGAGCATGGCGTCCCGCGCCTCTTTTGCAGCGGAGGTGATGCCGCGCCATGCTCTTTCGATGTAGCCGAGGTTTTGCTCAATCGTCTTGCTGCGCGACTCCATGGCCGTGTTGAGCGCGTCCATGGCCACCTTGGACGCATCGGCAGAGCGGCCCTGTTCATCGAGGGCTTTGATTTGCTTGTAGACGCTTTCAGTCAGGAAGTTCGTGCCCTCGTTGAGTTTGAGCACGGACGACAGAGGGTCTTTCTGCAGGCTGGCGAATTGCTCGGCCGTCTTGGCGACAGATTGGCCGGTGGCCTTCTCCCACTCGATCGCGGTTTGCGCGTACTTTTCCAGCATCGCGCCGCCGCGCACGCCCTCGGCAACGAACGCGGCGAGTGTTTCGGCGGCTTTCGATTGCGTGCCTGCAACGGATGAAATTGCGCGGGCGTATTGCCCGAGCTGTCCAGCGGTCACGCCGCTGATGTTGCCGGTCGTGACGATGGATTTGACGAACGCATCCTGCTCCTTGCTTCCCTGGTTATAGGCAAGCGCAATTGCACCCACCGCAGCAGCGGCGATGGTGAACGGGTTAATGAGGCCCAGCACGTAACCACCCAACGCGCGCGCGGCAGCACCAACGCCGCCAAACATGTCCTTCAGCTGGCCGCCCTGCTGCAGGAACACGGTGAGCGGGGCTTGGCCGCCCTGCAGGCTGGTGATGATGTCGGTGAACTGCGCAGGCACACCACGCAATGCAGCGGCGGTCTGGGCTGCGCTGATGCCCATCTTGTCCAGCGACCCAGATGCAGCGCGTTGCGCAGCCTGAGCCTGCGCCTCGACTTCGCGGAGTTTCTGGAGTGCGGGCTCGAACTTCTTTGGGTCAAGCCCCTTGTCCGCAATGTTGAATTCCAGGCGCTGCGATGCCGTCTTGCCCAGCAATTCCAGCTCGTTCGTGGCGCGCTTGATGGATGCCGAAATGCGGCTTTCCGCGCGTGTGAACTTCTCCGCACTGGCGCCTGCGCCGTCGCCGATCTTGTCAACGGACTGGCCTGCCTTGCCTGCAGACGTGGCTACCTCAGTAGCCATCTGCTGGGCCTTGTCGCCGACACGGTTGAAGGCGCTTTCCGCCTGTTCCGAGTTAACGACTACCTCGCCCTGAATTCGCAGGTCAGATGCCATGGGTACACAAATGAAAAAGGCCCGCCGAAGCGAGCCCAGAAATAGAAAAGCCACCCGGAGGCGGCTATGTGTCTGAGCGGTTCTCGCTCATTTGCTTGAGCGCCGCGCCCTCCATTACCTGGATGTCTGAAAACATCTCGTCCCACTCTTGTGGGTCTTTGGCTGCCCGGTCGAGCAGTGGGTACACGGCGCTGTAGTCCAGCCCTGTAGCGCCACCCATGCCGACGCGCCACTGGGTGCCGATGGTGTTGAACAGGTTGAAGGCGGCATGGTTGTCTGGCCAGACCTCCACAACCCTCTCGCCGCCGCGCGCAGCCAGCGCCGCTAAGAAGGGGTTTGCCGGTGGGCCTTCGTCCTTCTCGTACAGCGCGGCTGCTGCCGCCCTCAGTTTCCCAGGCGGCCTTCCACGCAGGCGGTGCGGTAGGTCTCCATGATTGCTGCAGCTGCTCCAGGCAGTTCGTCGGCCAGTTGCTGCACGTTGGCTTGGCTCAGGTCTTCATCGAGGTTCCATCCATCGAGAACATCCATGATGTACTGAGCGTTCTGTCCAGCGGTGCGATCCATGAGGTCGGCCATGGAGAACTTTTCGTCTTCGGCCTTGGGCTTGACCCCCGCCGCATCGACCATGCGGTCGATGAACTCGCCAAACTCCTTGCGGGTGCGGTACTTGAACGTGCATTCGATGGAGCCCTCGCCGCCCTCCAGCATGGGGAACTTGACGATGCGCGTGAACGACTTGGGACGGGAGCCGAGCTTGATTTTGGTTGCCATGGTTGATTACTTTCGCAGGGTGACGAAGTGCCCTTGCCCAGCCCGCCCGCCCTGCGAAGGACGAAGCGAGCCGGGTAGGTGCTAGGAGTGGCTTTCGCCGTGGATCAGTAGCTGAGCGAGCGGCCAATGACCGTCATGGCCGCGTCAACGGTGTTGACCTGATTGCTGTTGAGCTTGGGCAACTCGGACACGTTGAGGTAGCCGTAGCCGTAGGTCACAGCGCCGCCCGAGATGACCTGTTTGAAGGCCACTTTGGACAGGTTGCGCGAGATTTGCAGCATGGTTTGATAACCGGGCTGCGCGGCATCGTGGGCCAGCGACAGGGTGATGCTGGTGGCGTTGAAGCCGGTCGGGATCTTCAGCGAGTTGCGGCGGGCCAGCAGCTGCACGTCGGTGAAGCGGGCGTCACCACCAGAGCCAGAGATGGTCAGCACCTGGGGAATGGCCGTCCAGCCGCTGACCTTCTGCGCCGTGCCGGTGCCGGTGCCTGCCGGGTAGAAACCAGTGTTGCTGGTGTCCACGCCGGTCAGGCTGAACGTGTCAGCGGTCAGCACCGTGATCTTCACGACGCTGTCGGTGATGTCTTCCCAGCCGGAAGTGATCAGGATTTCATCGCCGGTCGTGTAGCCGTGGGCGACGCTGGTGGCGACAGCCGGATTTGCGTTGGTGATCGCGGTGATGGTCTTTGCAGACGCGAAGGTTTGCGAGAACTGTTGGCTAGAGCCTTCGGGGAAATACAGTGCCATGGTGAGGGCCTTTCAGAAATGAAAAAACCCGCGCTGGGCGGGTCGGGTTGCTGCCCTCAAAGGGCATGAAAAAGCCCCGCCCGGTTTCCCGAGAGGGGCTTGCTTGGTTGGCTTTCGCCTAATTCAGTGGGTTATCTGGATGACCAGATTTCAAAACGCTGCAGGCATCCGTAAACCGGAACGTCT